GTGTAACAGAGATTCTGTAATTACCAACAGTGGTAACAATTTGTATAGGAATTCCACCAAAACAAGTGAATGGATCATATTCGCCAGTTGCTTCTACCCTGATAGCATTTACATCAGCAACATCAAAAACCTGTGTGACAATTTCAGCAATGAGGCCACTTCTCTTTAGTTTGGCCGGCGGATTTATCCAACCATTCACTAAGAATTTGAAACTCATTACATCACGCTCTTGTTCGCCACCCTGTGGAATGCTACGGTTTGTCCAAGTAAAATCTTCTTGCCAAACTTCAAATGAGCTTGTCCAATCTAATAGATTACTATTTTGTTGAAGCTGTAATGATTTATTGAAGATAATAGCAATCTGTTCAAATATTTGTAATTTGGTAGTAGTATTAGTTGTCCAACAATCGAGCTTGAAAGTTATATCCCAAGGAACAGGCATATATCTGTCTACATCTTGTCTTACGCCAGGTCCAGATCCATATAGTTGTGTTTGTTTATCAAATTCTCTTTCTACCGTGGAAACTTTACCCACAAATTGTGAATCTTGTCTGCGCTTATCATTCATCTTTATGCTGTCAATGTAGGCACTAAACATTGGAGATGGTAACAATGTATTTTCACTGGCACCCTTGATAAGCTGGGCAACCATTATAGATGGATCCCCATACATAATGGGAACACGTTGGATAGTATAGAGGCCGTTGGCATCTGGCCCATTCCTGATTTTAATATCAGAAAAGATGCGCATAAACATCAATAAATATCTTCTGACCTGGGAATCGTAAAAAAAGTCCATAAATTGGAATCCTATAAATAATGTAACGAAATCATTGTATAATTGTAGATAATGAGTTCTCGTCTGCGCATTGACTCTTTTCATTTGCGACAAAATCTGTATAATCTTTTACATATATGTTGTTCTCTAATAATTTTTCTTCCTTAAGTATTCGCTGAAGATCTATTATAGCTTTTTCGGCCAGATCTATTATGGCAATCTCGTATAATCTCATAATATTTTAGTTAGGTTTCTTAGCAGCACGTTTATCAGCAATAGCAGAACGAACAGCTTCATCGGCTTTAGTCTTTGTTTTGCGTTCAGCATACAAATCTACTTTCTGTTTTACAATTTCAGAAAGAGCCCGTTTCTCTGGTATAATTGTTCCATCTGAAAGCACAGTATCATTGATGTTATCAATAAAAGTATCCAATATTCTGTTATAGGCAGTCCAAGATTTCAACACGTTGACTTCTATCAATTTATAGCAATTACCTTGCTTTTGGAATAAACGTTCTGGATAATAATCTATACGTAGATAATATTGTCCATCAGTCATTCCGGGTGGGAATGAAATACCAGCACCAACAAGTGGCCCAGATGGAACTAAATTATCAGCGTTATCCGTTGATAAGTTAGGTGGAGCACCATCCCCACTAAAGTAATTACTGCCTATAATAGGATAACTGGTATTTGGGTCAAGATAGATATACAGGTTAGCACTTTCAAAAAACTTAGGATCAAAGAAAGCATTACATTCTGCTTCAGCAACATTGGTATCTGTTATGCCAATAATCTTACAGAACAGATTTAGTGTAGCAGTTATATTAGGATTAGGTCCTGTTCCTGGATTACCATTAGCGTCAACTGTATCAGTAAATCCTTCTGGCATAACACCAATGCTTTGGCCAACGCCACCGGCCGTTTGGCCCGATGCAGCCTGGTCAACAATTTGTGTGTATTCTGGTGATGCTGTCATCAATTTAGCCCTTACTAACCAAATATGTGGGAACCATTTTTGTCCATATCCAGCAGCGGAATATAAAGCATCCTGAACAACATAATAACGATTTATACCAACAGCATTATCAAAGATAGGCACATCTCTATAACTTGGAAATTCTAACACATCTCCCGATATGAGTTTTCTACCTAAAGAATCTACCATATCATTATAATGAAATGTTATACGAATAACATCTGAACTTAGAAATACGCCAAACTGTGATAAATCATAATTCACGTCTTGTGGGGTGTGATGCCCCTTTAGTTCAATAACATCTGGATTATATTTTCTGTTGTTGTTTTGTAGAAATAGCACATCTTGGATAGTTGTGAGTGATGTATCGGTGCTTCCATTAGCATCCGTTGTGGGTCCGATATACATGTGTACTAGGATGCCATCCCCAGCAATGCGGAAATTTTCGCCGACTGTGCGGTCTACGAAGTTAAAATCTTCGGCCTTTACCGGATTCCACATACTAATCTTTGGCATACACTATCCCCATTTTATGTATTTATCACTCCTACATCATTTAGATTTTAGATAAATAGATGCATATTCCATACGACTAGGGGAGCATTTCTCTAGACAGGTCTTTGACCTGAACAGGAGCGTTTATGTCAATTACGATTAATGCCAAAGGTACGAGTGTAACATCCTTCAGGATCGGCTCGGCAAGTGATAATCCATTTACTTTGGATGCCTCTGGGCTTACCACCGCACGCACATGGACATTACCAGATTCAAATGGTACAAACACTTATCTACTCAGTACTAATGGTGCTGGTGTATTATCCTGGGCGGCACCTGCGACAGGAACCGTAACAGCAGTTTCAGTTGCAAGTAGCAATGGATTCACTGGTTCAAGTAGCGGTGGTGCTACACCAATACTAACATTAGCCACAAGTATTAGTGGTGTATTATTAGGTAATGGAACTGCCATTTCGGCAAGTAATGTTACAAATGATGCACAGGTAAAACTATCCACATTTACTACCGCTGGTGATGTTATCTATGGTACTGGTGCCGGTACAGTCACCAGACTTGGGGTTGGTACAGATGGGGCCATGTTGACGTTGGCTAGTGGTGTTCCAACGTGGGCTGCAATATTAGGCGGCGCCGCCCTAAATTTCATTCCATATGGGTCTGGTGTTGCTGGATCAGGAATATTATCCAGTTCTGAATTTACTTGGACACCCGGTACCAGAACGCTAAATATTGGTGGTGCCAATGCTGCTGCAATCACAGGAACAACTGGTAGTGGTTCTATCTCACTCCGAGGCAGGTCAAATAGTGGAACAGGCGGCGCCCTAAATTTACAGGGTGGAGATTCAACTGGTGGTAATACTGGTAATGTAATACTGCGAACTGAAGCACCTGGTACCGCCACGGCGAGCAGCGGAACTCTACAAATCACGACCGGTGCTGGCAATACATCGGGAACCGGTGGCGCCCTTACCATTACCGCCGGCGCCGGTGGTACAACTGCTACGACTGGTGGTACAGTAACAATTAGGGGCGGTAAGAGATTTGCCGGTACAACGGGCAGTAATGATAACGTGATCATTCAAGGTGCAGATTCAGGTGTCTCTGGATCAAAGGGCGAACAGGCCACTCTCAAAGGTGGCGGCGGGCTAGCAGGCCCGGGCGGCATTGCTGAAGTTATTGGCGGCATAGGCGGCGCCGGCGCCACAGGTACGGGTGGTACAGCCAAAGTTACCGGTGGAGTAGCAGATACATTAGGTGCTGGTGGTCCTATTGCTATTCTCGCATCCAATGCAGGTGCGACAAGTGGATTGGCTGGGGGATTGATTGGTATAACAGCTGGTAATGGTAATGCTGCTGGCGCAGGCGGTGCCGTCAATATTACAGCAGGCACTGCAGGTTCAACCGCAGGTGCAGCGGCAGGTAATGTAAATGTTACTGGTGGTACCGGTGCTAATACGGCAGCAGCAGGCACAGTCGCAATAAGTGGTGGAACTGCATTCACAACCGGCGCGGGTGGCCCTGTTACTGTTACAGGATCCAACGCAGGTGCAACGAGTGGACTGGCCGGCGGCGCTATCACTGTTACCACTGGCGATGGTAATAATACAGGTGCAGGTGGACTGTTATCACTTATTGCAGGTAATGGTGGAACAGGCATTTCTGCTGGCGGAGCTATTACACTTACTGCTGGAACAAGTGGTTCAACCGGAATAGCTGGAGCAATAACACTTAATAGTGGAATATCTGCAGCTGGCACAGGCGGCGCATTGATAATACAAACTGGTAATGCAGCACTTGTAGAACGTCTCCGTATTACATCTCTCGGCGAATGGCAATTAGCTAATTCGGGTGGAACAGCTACTCAAGTTCTTACTTCTAATGGCGCCAGTACACCACCTACTTGGTCGAATGTTTTAGTTTCAGGCACAGCAACTATAGATTTCGGTAGTTATCCCGGAGCTAACGAAGCAACAGTGGCAGTAACAGGATTAACTACCATACGTTCTACAAGTATTGTCACATTAGCGATAATGGCTGATGCAACAAGTGTAGACCATACCGCTTCAGATCATCAATATTTTACAACTTTCGCAAATCTCACAAACAATACTCCGACAGCTGGCGTAGGTTTTACAATTTATTCAACCTCAACTCAACAAATGCAAGGTAAATGGACTGTGCAATATAGTTGGGCAAATTCTAATTAATAGGAAAATATCATGTCACTAGACGTAACACTCCGAGGCAACAACGGCGTTGCAATCAATGCAGATTCCACATACAATGGTGAACAGGTAGTTGTAAAAGGAATTGCCACAACTAACTACACGCAATCTGATTTTACATTAGATAGCTTTCAAAGACTACGAACTTCGGAGCCACGAATTCAGTTCGAAGCTTCGTTTAGTGCCCAGACTCCCGCAACAGCATCATCTGTGTGGGAAGCTACAGCAGTAGCCTCTGGCACGGTTGCATTAACAGGTAATCTATTTGGCTCGATATTGGGCACAACTACTTCAGCAAATTCTGGATACTGGATTCAGGCATATAACCACGTTAGATATGCACCCGGTATAAGCACATTATTTAGAGGTACTTTCTGTTTCAATACATTACTTTCCGGCCTCACAAGTCGTTATGGTATGTTCACAGATCAAGGATCTTTTCCGAGTACGGCAGGTGATGGAGTATTTATTGAAGCAGCTGGAAGTACAATAAGTTTTGTAGTTCGCTCAATGGCAGCTGGTGCAGGTTCGGAAGTAAGAACCAGCCAAGCCTCGTGGAATTTAGATAAAATGGATGGCACTGGTGCTTCAGGGGTTAATTTAGTCTGGACAAACACTCAACACGTGGTAATAGAATATCAATGGTTAGGTGTTGGTACAATAAGATTTGGATTTGAAACAGGCGCATTAGGTACAATTTGGGCACACCAGGTTAATGCAGTAAATACCGCCACCACATCGTGGTCCAGAACAGGTTCGTTGCCCGTCCGTGCAGAATGTTTCACAACTACAACACAGGCTGCACCCGGCACATTCACAATCATTAATTGCACAGTTATACAGGAGGGTGATGTAGCTGATTTAAGGGGTTGGAGATATTTTAGTTCTAACTCTGGTGGTACAGTGAGATTGGGTGGTACGGCATTAGGCTTATATCCAGTAATGAGTTTACGTGCAGTGAGTACAAATGATCTTACGAAACGAACTAGATTCATTCCTGTTTCTTTATCTGTTACATTAGCGGTAGTGGCAACAGGTGCGACAAGTGTACAGGTTGCTTTGTTAACATTCCCAACACCGAATACAGGAGCAACATTTGCAGTTCAACCCACGGGTTCGGGAACTACAGTGGATATCGCTGCAACTGCTACCACAGCAGTTACTGGAACTGCCATAGCATCCTGGATAATTCCAAATGTGGTTGGTACATACACATTTGATTTATCAGCTATGACAGATAATCAAAACGTGTCAGGATACAATGCAGCGGGATCAGTTTCAATTACGGGATCATCTGTAATGACTCTTGCGGTGGGTCCTATGACAGGAACAGCTTCAGCTGGTGCAACAGTTGCAGCAACAATTAACTGGAAGGAAATAGTTTAAAAGCGGTAGCATTCGGCGGTTGACATCGATGAGGGATAGTGCTAAACTTTATCGGGTGTATTTGAAAACGTGTCTTACCGCCGTGATCCACATACTATAGACATAGGTCTATATGGGCCGCAACTGGTGAATAATCGCACAGAGTAGGCCCCAGTCTATGGATCTCCCTGTATTCGTTTTATGGTGCTCATAGGAATAAATCGTGTTGACGTGCCCCTATGTTTAAATCAAAGGTTGACACCTATCTAAAACGATGCTACATTAGACAAATCGTTTTATGGTGATGTGAAAAGATAACTTAAAAGGCAACCAAAGAATAACATGGTTGACACCTATCTAAGATGATGCTACATTAGTGATCTGCACAGCAAAGAATATGCAATCTATGTAGTAGATGATCTACTATTTTATGCAATGCTACAGATATGAGAGAATTTAGACCGACTTGGCTATATGTAAAGAAACACCGAAATACTGGATTGATGTATTTCGGTAAGTCGATGCTGAAAGATCCGTACCTGTATAATGGATCTGATAAGTATTGGAAAAGTCATTTATCTTTACATGGTGTAAACATCGACACAATTTGGTGTGAGTTATTTACAGATAGAGATAGTCTAACAGATTTCGCAGAATTATTCTCATCTTTTTTTGATATTGTAAAATCGGATAAATGGGCAAATCTCATAACCGAAAATGGTCTAGACGGCGGTAGTGACAAGGGTCGCCCCGGTCATACATTTTCCGATGAATCTCGTATGAAAATAAGTTTAGCCAATAAGGGTAGATTTGTTACTGAAGAAACACGACAAAAGAATAGTAGAAGTCTTATAGGAAGAAAAGCATCCGAAGAAACAAAAATAAAAATGAGAAAAAGTAATCGTAGTTCTTCCGAGGAAACACGACAGAAGATAAGAGAAGCTAATACGGGCAGAAAACCAACAGACGAACATCGTAGAAAAATGAGTGAAGCGGCAAGGTCTCGTAAGAGAGTCCCGATGTCATTGGAGACTAAAGGGAAAATAAGTAGTGCAATGAAGGGCAGAATTCCGTGGAACAAAGGATTAGGTTTAGATTGACATCTATTTGATGTGGTGTTACACTTAGCAATGATAAATATGTTTAGCAATAAGTAAATATGCCTGTCTTTAGAAGATAACTCGAATGACTTGACAGACTTACTATAAACGTGTACACTTATGGCTTGGTAGTAAAAGACCTATTTAAGTAGTGTTTTTTACGCAAATGATAAATAATT